AGGGAATCGTCGTGTGGACGCCCGACGCGAACATGCGGTGTGAGGAGAACAGCGCGGCCGAGCGCGAGCGGGCGCGCGCCCGCCGGCTCGTGGAGGGCGAGGCGTGAGCGACACGCCGGCGCGCCGCAAGAACAGCCGCCCGCGCTCGGACAAGAAGCCGCCGGGCGAGGCGCGCGGCCACGCCGACAAGCCGCTCGGGCTCGACGACCCGCCGCGCCGCAAGACGACCAAGCGGCCCGAGGAGCAGGACGGGCGGCGCAACAGCGGGCGCGTGCGGAAGGCGATCACCGACTGGCACGCGGCGCAGCTCTGGCGCCCCGAGGTGCGCGCGGCCTACGCCGCCGTCCTCGAGAACCCCGCGTCGCCGCACTTCATGGCCGCGCACAAGAACTCCGAGGAGCGCGCCTGCGGGAAGGTCGCGGACACCGTGGAGCTCACCGGCAAGGACGGCGGCCCGGTGCAGGTGCTGCGCTTCGGCGACAGGGAGGTCGCGTTCTGATGACGACCACCGTGCCGCCCCAGCGCCGCCAGATCGAGGCCACGCCCGCGCAGGCCGTGTACATGGAGCGCGTGTGCGAGGCCGCCGTCGGCGCCTGCGCGCCGGGCCAGGCGGAACCCTACCGCTTCCTCGGCTACGGCGGCTCCGTCGGCGGCGCCAAGACGTGGGCCGTGCTCCTCGCGTTCGCGGTGCTCGCCAGGATGTTCCCCGGCTCGCACTGGACGATCGCGCGCAAGGACCTCCCCACCCTCAAGCGCACGACGCTCCAGAGCTACGCGCAGGTCCGCGCGCTGTTCGGCGGCGACTTCCTCGGGCAGGTCAACCAGAACACGTGGACCGCGACCCACGCCAACGGGTCGCAGTTCCTGTTCTTCACCGAGTCGCTGGACGTCGACCCCGACCTGGACCGCTGGAAGGGGCTGGAGACCAACGGGTTCGCGCTGGAGGAGGCGAACGAGCTGGCCTACAAGTCGTTCGCCAAGGCGATCGAGCGCGCCGGGCGGTGGAAGATCATGCCGACCCCGGCGACCCCGAGCCCGCGGCAGCCGGCGCCGATCATCCTGCTGACGTTCAACCCCTCCCCGGGGTGGGTGAAGTACACGTTCTGGGAACCCTGGAAGAACGGCGCCTTGCGGGCGCCGTTCTTCTTTCAGCGGGCGTCGATCGAGGACAACCCGCACCTCTCGCCGGAGTACCTCGCCAACCTGCGGAACCTCCCGCCGGAGGAGTACAAGCGGTTCGTCGAGGGGGACTGGGACGCGGTGGCGGGCCGGTTCTTCGCGGAGTTCGACGCGCCGACGCACCTCGTGCCGCTCGGCGGCCTCGGGCTGCCGACGCAGGAGGGCCGCCCCGTCCTGCCGCCGTGGTGGGCGCAGTGGGTGGGCGGCGACTGGGGCTTCCGCCACAACGCCGTCTACGGGTTCTTCGCGCAGGACGGCGACGGGAACCGCTACCTGCTCGACAGCGTGTGGTGCCACCGCCTGAGTGACCGCGAGCAGGCGGAGCGGATCCGCGACACCGCGCGGGAGCGGGGTTACGAGCCCGCGCTCGCGTGCGCCTACCTCGGCGGCGACGCGTTCAACCGGCGGCAGGCGCACAGCGCGCAGCCGGAGTCCGTGGCCGACGTGTTCGCGCAGCACGGCATCTATGGCGTCCCCGCCTACACCGAGCGCGTCGGTGGCTGGCGCGTGGTGCGGCAGGGGCTCGCGCACGCGCCGGCCACGATGCACCCCGACGGGCGCATCACGACGGCGGTGCGCCCCTCGTTCCGCATCGTCGACACGCCCAACAACCGGCGCGTCGTCGACACGCTCCTCGCACTCGTGCCGGACCCGCACAAGCCCGAGGACGTCCTCAAGGTCGACGCGGACGACCAGGGCCGCGGCGGGGACGACGCGGGCGACATGGTGCGCTACGGCCTCGCCTCGCGCGTGTACGTCGCCGCGCCGCCCGCGCCCCCGATCGACTACGCCGCTGAGCGGCGCGACCCCGCGCACTGGCTGGCCGAGCTCCAAGGCGGCGAGGACGCGCGCGACTTCGACGACCTCCCGTCGGGATTCTGAGCGATGGCCGCGCGCACCTTCTCCGGCACCGGCAACTACACCGACGTCGCCCGGTGGGACGGCGGCGCGTCGATCCCGAGCGACGGCGACACGGTGACCATCGCGGCCGGCGCCGTCGTGGCGATCACCGCGGCCACGCCGTGGGGCGGCGACAACACCCAGCCGGACACGACGGCCGTCTTCACCAACAACGGCACGGTCAACATCGACGCGGCGGCCGGCGGTCAGCTCCGCCTGCGGGGCCGCTACAGCGGCGGCGTGAGCGGGAACGCCGGGCAACTCAACCAGACCAGCGCCCACGCGACCAACTACGCCGTCCAGGTCGACACCGCGACGGCGCACGTCTACGCGATGGACACGCAGGCCGCCGTCAACGGGGCGGCCACCGCGCGGTGGGTCGCGCGGAGCGGCGAGACGAGCCCGGCGAACTACTGGAAGCTGCTCGAGGTGATCGGCACCGGCAGCGTGTGGTTCGGCTCTCCCGCGAGCAACCTCACGAGCGGGCAGATCGACCTCCAGGGCGTCACGATCGCGGGGAAGGTCACGGACGGCTCGGCGAGCAACTACGCGTTCATCGCCAAGCCGTGGACGGGGGCGACGGTCAAGCACGTCTTCCGGCTGGAACAGGTCACGTTCACGGAGCGCGGCCGCGTCCTGAACGCGAACGCGATGCACGGCCGCGACGAGCACGTGTACGAGGACGTGTACATCGGGACGCTGCTCGGCACCGTCGAGTGGCAGAACCTCGGCGTGCATCAGGACAAGACGACCGGCGTCCGCCGCGTGGCCGGCTGCGCGATGCAGGGGTTGTGCGACCCGACGGCGAACTGGAACGGCTTCGAGTTGGGCCGCAACGGCTCGACGCTCAAGCCGCTCCTCCTGTTCGGCAACAGCAGCTCGCACCCGTTCCCGAGCAGCAGCTCGGCCGCGACGGCGTCGTGGGAAGGCGACGCGTGCTTCATGATCTGGACCACCGTCGCGTCGGGGTCGGGCTACATCACGATGGGCGACCTCCGGGACGCGGGGATGGTCTTCTTCGCGCCGGCCGCCGCGAGCCAGTTGGTCAACGTCCACGGCTTCGCGATGACGACGAAGAAAAGCGTCGTCTGGCGCGGCCTCGTCTTCGACGGCACGTACGTCGATTCGCAGGGGGACGTTCTGCTGACGGCGGCGAGCGCGCCCGCCTCGGCCATGACGATCGACGTCGAGGACCTCGTCTCCCTGTTCGATGCGCGCGGGAACACCCTCGGCGTCTTCACGGTGTTCGGGGTCGGCAGCAACGTCACGGTGCGGTCCAAGCACTGCACGTTCGGCTGCCAGGGCGACACGCACGCCGCCGTGACGTACTTCGAGTCCGGCAGCGGCTTCGCTGGGATGATCGAGTATGTCAAGAACAACCTCAGCATCGGGAAGGGCAGCGGGTCGTCGAACCACGCCTACGCCGCGTACCGCTCCGGCGGAAGCGGCGGGACCGTCGCCGCGACCGACGGCATCACGATGGCGGACTACAACGCCTTCGTGTACCGCGCGCCGGCGACCGCCAACCCCGGCGTCGCGGGCTACGAGTCGAGCGACGCCGGGACCTTCGCGTCGACGCCCGGCGGGCACGACGTCGACCTCGGGACCACGAACCCGCTGACCAACCCGACGGCGAACGCCGCGACGTTCTACCGCTCCGTCGCCGGCGGGACACCGTCCGCGGAGCCCGCGGACGATTTCCTCCTGTGGAAGGCGGAGCTGCTGAAGTACGGGAGCGCGAGCTACAACAGCGCGTACTCGTGGACGAACTACGTCGCCTACCGGCGCGCCGCGGCCAAGCCGACGGGCGCGGGCGGCGCGGCGATCCGCACGGCCGGTGAGGGCGGCACGTACATCGGCGCGGTCGAGCCGGACGCGGCCGCGTCCGGCGGCCTCCTCACGCTCATGCGCGGCAACCTCGCCGCCGCGGCCTAACCCCCATCAGCCATGCCCGACTATAACAGCATCCTGGCCGCGCCGTGCGGGTGGACCGTGACAGCGACGGCGGCGGCCAACACGGCCGCCACGGCGACGAAGGCCGCGCCGGCGTCCACGCAGCGCCACTACATCTGCGGTGTCGGCTACAGCGCGAGCGCCGCCCCGTCGGCCGCCGTCGAGGTGCTCGTCAAGTCCGGCACCACGACGATCCACGCGTTCCAGGTGCCGGCGGCGGCGTTCAGCGCGCAGGAGATCAACTTCCCGAAGCCGCTCCCCTGCGCCGCGGGCGAGTTGGCCTCCGTCGAGATCCCCGCACTCGGCGGCACGACCGTCGGCCGCGTGAACCTCCGCGGCCTCACCTCGTCCGCATGACCCCCTTCGGGTTGGTGGCCGCGCTCGCGGCGCTCGCCGTCGGCTGGTGCGTGTGGCAGGACGTGCGCGCGCTCCTCCGCGACGAGTGGCACCGCCGCGAGCGCCGCTGTGTCGCGGACCTCGCCGAGCGCGCGGCCGAGGAGGCCCGCCGCGCCGCGCGCGCCGCCCGCGAGGCCGCCGCCGCCGCCGAGCCGCTGCCGGCGCCGGTCGAGGACCTCGTCGCGCAGTGGGGCGACGACGACGCGCGGGACGCCGTGCGCAAGCGCGCGCGCGAGCTCCACGCCGAGCACCGCGACTGGGGCCGCGTGTTCGTCGCGCTCCAACAGGAGCAGGACGGCGCCCCGGACGACGGCACGCTCACGCGGATGTGGTCGTGACGGACACCCGGCGGCTCGCCGCGCTGCTGCCCGAGGACGACGACGGGGCGCCTCCCACCGGGGCGCCCCTGTTCGTTGGGCCGGTCTCCGAGGACCAGGACGACCCGAACGCCCTCGCCGACCCCACGGCGCCCCTCGCCGACCCGGCCGCGCTGCTCGACCAGACGCTCCGCGCGGGGTTCGGGCTCGCGCCGGCGGAGACCCCCGGGGCGGTGGCCGAGGCGGCGCCGCCCGAGCCGGCCGAGGACGACCTCGGGGACCCGAGCGAGCCGCCGCTGACGGAGGAGGAGCAGCGCGACCTCGCGGCCCGCGCGCTGTCGGCGATCTACGGCGAAGCGTTCCCCCGCGTCAAGGCGCTGCGGGGGATGCAGGTCACCGACGACGACTGGGTGCAGTTCTGCCGCGCGCTGTGGGAGCGGCACCGGCCCGGCGTCGCGCCCGCGCTCCGCACCGCCGCGCTGCACCGGCTGTTCCGCCACGGGCGGCAGTGGGTGTCGTGGCGCGGTGGCGACTGGCGCGAGCCGCCCGCCCCGAAGGATGAGGCGCGCGTGGTGCACAACATGATCCGCCCCGCGCTCAAGCTCCGGGCGCAGATCGTGAGCGAGCAGCGCCCCGGCTTCGCGCTCACCCCGACCAAGCAGACGCCCGAGGCGGAGAAAAAGGCGGAGGCGCAGAAGCGCGCGCTGGAGCAGCTCTTCGACGCGTCGCGAATGCCGCACGTCATCAAGGAGGCCGCCTACTGGAACGGCCCCGACGGCGTCGCGTTCTTCCACGTCTACTTCGACCCCGAGGCGGGGCCGTGGGACGAGCTCACGCCGGGCCGCCGCGAGCGGCTGGGCGACCTGCGCACCACGGTGCGCCGCATCGAGGAGGTGCGCGTCTCGGCGAACGCGACGTCGACCGTCGCGCCCGACTACTGGGTCGTGCGCCGGACGCTCTCGCTCGCCGAGGCGGTCGCGCGCTACGGGCCGCGGGTCGTCAGGACGCGGCCCCCCGGCCTCGGCGACTGGGGCGACGTCGGGATGTCCGACCTCTCGCTCCCCGCCGGCGGCACCACGGCGATCGTCGCCGACACGCGCACCGGCGTCTCGCCGACGCAGCTCCTCGCCGACCAGGACACGGTCGAGTGCTACCACGTCTACGGCGAGCCGACCGAGGCGGTGCCGGAGGGGGTCGAGGTCGTCGTCGTCGGCGACGCGCTCGTGTTCGAGGGGCCGCTCCAGTGGGGCGTGGTGCCGCTCGTGCGCGTGCCGGACGGCAGCGAGGACCCGGCGTTCTACCCCATCCCCGACATGGCGGACTGGGTCGACCACCAGAAGCGGGTCAACGCGCTCGTCTCCAAGGTGATCGAGAACGTCCGCGTGAACGCGCACGGCCGGCTGCTCGCCCGCCCCGGCGCGATCAAGCAGGAGACCCTCATCGGCGGCGTGCTCTCGCTGCTCGAGGTGAATCACGGGCAGTCGGTCGCCGACGCGGTGACGCCCATCCCGCCGTTCTCGATCGCGGCCGACGTGCTCGAGCAGATCAAGTTCGAGGTGCAGGCGTTCGAGCAGAAGTCGGGGTGGAACGACGCGACGCGCGGCTCGTTCGACGCGGGCGAGTCGGGCCGCTCGATCCTCGCGCAGCGCGAGACCGTGGAGCGCGCGTTCGCGCCGATGGTCGCCGCGATGGCGGACGGGCTCGTGCAGTGGGCCAAGGTCTGCCTGGCCGGGATGCGGCACCACTACGACCTCCCGCGCTGGGTCGGCGCGACGGGCGGCAACCGGCCGGACCTCGCGATGGAGGTCTCCGCCGACGACTTCGACGGCGTCGCCGACGTGACGGTCGACCCCGAGACGATGGTGCCGCTCCCGCGGTCGATGCGGCTGTTCCTGCTGGACCAGATGCTCGAGAAGGGCATCATCACGGCCGAGGAGTACCGCCAGCGGCTGCCGTTCGCGTACACCGGCAGTATCGAGACGCCCAAGACGCGGAAGGCGGCGCGCGCGCGCCGCATCGCGCTCGCCGTCAAGCGCGGGCTGCCGGTGCCGGAAATCCGGTGGACGGACGACGAGGGGATCATCCAGTCGGTGTTGGAAGAGGAGATTCTGGACGTCGACAAGGACGACAACCCGCAGTGGCCGCAGGTGATCGCGCTCGCCACACAGGTGTGGACGCAGTACGCCATGCAGGCCGCGCAGAAGGCGGGCAGGATGCCGATGGGCGGCGCCCCCGGCGCGGCGCCCAACGTCCCCGACGGCCCGCAGCTCGACGCGACGCAGCAGCCGCTCGCGCTCAACAACCCCGGCGTCGCCGCCGCGCCCGCAGGCGTGATGGCCGCCGAGTCCGACGAGGACGCGGCCCGCGCGCAAGACGGGCTGCTCGGGATGTGACCCCAGCCTAACCACCCCCCCACTTCCATCACCGCACCCGCGACCAGGGCCGCCCGCAAGGCGGCCCTTTGCGTTGCGGCCCGGTCCCCCGCCGATGCCTGACACGCTGACCAGCGCCACGCCTACCGTCGACCCGACGCCGGCCGCGCCGCCGACCCCCGCCGCGCCGTTCGACCCGTCCACCGCGACCGACGCCGAGATCGCCGCGCGCTACGGCGTCACCAACCGCGCGCCCGGGGAGCCCGAGCGCGTCGCCACCGAGCCGGACACCCCGCCCCGCGACGAGCGCGGGCGCTTCACGAAGCCCGAGGGCGACGCCCCCGCGACAGAGGCCGACGCGCCCGCCGCCGAGGCGGCGCCGGCCGACGGGGCGGAGACGCCCGACGAGCCCGAGCCGCCGGCCGCGCCTGCGGCGCCCAGGCCGTTCGCGCTCCTCGACGACGAGGGCGAGTTCGACGTGCCCGCCGGCGCGAAGCTCCGCGTCAAGATCAACGGCAAGGACGAGGCGATCCCGCTGGAGAAGGCCGCGCGCATGCTCTCCAGCGCCGGCTACAACGAGCAGTTGACCCGCGAGGCGCAGGAGGGCCGCGCCGCCGCCCAGCGCGCCCAGGCGGCCGAGGCGCGCGTCGCCGAGATCGAGCGCGCCGCCGCCGCCTACATGCAGGAGATCGAGGCGGAGTTCGCCGAGATCTACGGCAGCGACGAGGCGTATCTCACGCGGCGCGAGCAGCGCGCGCGCGAGTACGGCCCCGAGGCGCAACTCCAGCGCGAGCGCCAGCGACTCGCCGAGGAGCGCGCCGCGTGGGAGCAGCAGCAGACGCTGGCGGCGGTCCGGCACGCGGCGGAGACGCAGATCTTCCCCGCGATCTCGCGCCTCACGGAGCAGTACCCCGAAGTCTCCCCCGAGGAGATCGACAGCAAGTTCGGCGCGCTCACCCGCCCGTACCTGACGGCGGCCGGCGTGGTCGACCCCCGCGCGATCCCTCTCGTGCTCGCGGCCATCGAGCGCGACCTCGCCCCCTGGGCCGAGCAGCGCCACGCGAGCCGCCTCGAGGCCCGCACCACGATCGCCGCGCAGCACGCCGCCGAGGTCAAGGCGGCGCAGCAGCAGGCGCAGCAGGCCCGCGTCGCCGCGCACCAGGCGAAGAAGTCGCTTGCCCGCGTCGCCGCCCCGGTCGGCCGCGTCGCCCCCGACGCGATCAAGGACGCGCCCCAGCAGAAACCCGCCCGGTCGGCCGACGAAGAGGTCGACCGGATCATCCAACGAGTCACCGACGGCACCTACGCCGCCCGCTTACGGGCGAGCTGAGGGGCCGTTCGCGTTAGGAGGACCCCGCAATGCCTAGCCCCACCGTGCTGTCGGACTTCGACGGCATCCTCCGCACTGCCTACACGGACGTCAACATCAACGTCGTCCCGCAGGTCACCCCGCTCCTCGCCGCGGTCGAGAAGGCCAAGCCCGGCGGCCCCGAGGGGCTCCAGCTCAACGGCGAGGGCCTCAAGTGGCGCGTGCAGCTCTCGCGCGACGTCGGCCTCGTCGCGAGCGACTCCGGCTACCTCGGCGTCGACTCCATCCCCACCAACAAGCAGGCGACGCAGGACCACGCGCGCCTCTACATCACCCGCCAGATCGACGGCGCGGCGATCGTGCTCACGCAGTCCGGCCAGTTCACGAGCGCGATCCGCGAGCTCGTGCGCGGGACGAAGGTCGCCATCAAGCTCGGCATGGAGGAGCAGCTCCAGGGCGACGGCAAGGGCATCAAGGGCGAGATCACGACCTACACGTCCGCCACGAGCGTCATCATCCAGAAGCCCTACGGCCTCGACGTCGGCCAGGGCGGGCTCCTCGTCGACAAGGGCGACTACCTCGCCGCGCGCGACGCGACGGACTCGTTCGCGACGACGCTCGGCGCCGCGCGCGTCTCCGCCGTCTCCAACAGCGGCGACTCGTGCACCATCACGTTCGAGTCGCCCGGCATCACCGGCATGGCGGTCGGGGACATCCTCGTCGCCGCCACCGGCACGTCTGGTCAGAACTCCTACGACCAGAACATGGACGGGCTGATCAAGATCACGAACCGCGGCAACAGCTACCAGACGCTGCACGGCCAGTCGGCCGGCACGTACGCGCGCTGGGACGCGGTGCGGTGGGCCGCGGGGACGGACGTCGGCCAGGCGGACCAGGTCACCGAGATGGACATCGTCCGCCTCTGCGTGAAGGTGGCGAGCAAGTGCGGGATGGACCCGCGCCAGAAGCCGGGCGAGTGGCTGCTGCTCGGCCCCCCGTCGCTGGAGCTCAAGCTCGCGGAGACGATGCTGCCGCAGCGGAACTTCCAGATGGGCAACATGGAGCTCAAGGGCGGGTTCACGGCGACGAAGGTCGCGGGGCTCGCGTACGTGTCCGACGGGTTCTGCCCGAAGGGGACGATCTACCTGCTCCACCTCAAGTCGCTCACGTGGTTCGACGCGGCGGACTGGGGGCAGGTGTCGTACGGCAGCGACAACGCGTGGCGGCCGATCTCGGGGCGCGACGCGTACGAGACGTCGTGGCGCTTCATCGGCAACTTCGGGGCGCTGGCCCGGAACAGCCACGGC